CCCCGAAGGTCGCGTACACTAATAAAGTGGACGCTACCTTCATTCTTCCCAATCGTGGAACGGCCCAACAGCGTAAAGACTTGCGGGTTCTTTTTTCGAACCTGCTGGCTAACGCCCAAGTTGTCGATACTATCGAAAACCTGGCGTCGCCTTACTAACCTTCTGGTTAGATAAGTCCTTAACTGTTTGGCCATACCGTATTGGGGGGCATATGTCGTACAGACGAAAGAATCCGAGAGGATTCTATCAACCTTGGAGTCGCAATGAGTCAATTTCGTTTACGAGATCACTCGCCCGAGGGTTTGCAAGTCAAGCTGGTCCTTTCGCGGAAAGACTTCAGAGTCTTATCAACGAGAATGATTTTGCTGGGCTTGTTAACTTTAGCTTGGATTATGATTCCGATGTTCGCACTGACTTTCTGGTTAATACGAGGCGTTGTATAGCACTGTTCCAAAAGAACAGTGATATCGATATCTCGGTTGACAAGGAGGCCGTTGCGTGGAACACGTTCGCTAAAGCCGAACTTAAATGCAAAGAGACGAATGCAAGGTTCGATGAATATGAGAGTGGGATCACTGATTCCACCGTAGAGTCGTTAATTCTAATGACCCAACGTAAAATTTCTCAGATTCTCGGGCCCTGCCCTAGTCTCGATGATCTGCATTTCGGTTTCGGTCCCGGAGCTAGCACCACGTGCAAAAGAAAAACTTCGGCACGTCGCAAACTGTCGACTTCTCCAGTGTGTTCCGAGGACGCCTATCATGCCATTAGTGGCCTGATGGGCATGTTCCCTGGCTACTCGCTTTCCCATAATGGGGAGGTAAGAGTAGGAACCGGGGAGCTTTCCTTTGTACCGAAAACTGCAAAGACGCACCGCAGTATCATGATCGAGCCCATTCTGAACACTTTTGTTCAACGTGGGATAGGTCGTTATATGAAACGGCGGTTGGTATCCTTTGGTTGCAATCTGTATGACCAAGGAATCAACAGGCATCGAGCATTCCTTGGTTCCCTTAACGGGAACTACGGAACGATCGACCTGTCCTCTGCATCCGATCTTATAGCCAAGAAGGTAGTTGCGACCCTTCTCCCCGTTGACTGGTTTGAACTCCTGTCAACGTGGCGCACTAGCAAGATCGAGTATAAGAAGAAAGGCCTTTCTTTCCGACTTGAGAAGTTTTCCTCTATGGGAAACGGCTTCACGTTCGAATTAGAGTCCCTTATCTTCTTTGCTCTCTCTGATAGTGTGTGTCGAAAAATCGGCATTTATCCGGACATAAGCGTCTATGGCGATGATATTATCGTCCCCACAGAAGCTTATCAGGAGACGTGTAACGCACTCGCGCTTTTCGGCTTCGAGGTTAATACCTCTAAGTCCTACGGCTCGGGTTTGTTCCGCGAATCTTGTGGTGCGGATTATGTTTCGGGTTTTGATATACGTCCCTTCTATTGTAAGGATCGTTGGACTGATGCGCGCGTTGCGGCCTGCCATAACCATATCGCAAGATCTGGTTATGACGACCGCGCCATTCGCTCTTTCCTTCTCTCTTCCGTCCGTCCGTACCATCGAAAGATGGGACCGGACGGTTACGGGGATGGACATTTTGTGTCCTCTTACAAGGGTAAGGCTTACCGCTGGGATCAAGGTTGGCAGGGTTTTCTCTTCGAGACTTTTACTAAAGTCCCGTTGAAAGACACTGCCCCCCTTGAGATCGGCGATAGCCTTATGCCTTCCTATACCGCTTATAGCCGCGAATTGGCTGAAGATCCTAGTGATAGGAGCTCCGACCCTTTCGTGACTCGTGGTGGCGAGGAAAGCAAGGTAACGCGTATCTACACACTGGCTTAGGGTTTACCCCTAAGCTTTAAAGCCCTTCGAAAGAAGGCTGGTTGGGTTTATCCCATAATCGTAAAGAAGCCG